GTTTACTTGTTGAATATCTATTCCACGAGCAGTAACATTAGAAGAAATTAGCACTCTTGATGAACCAGTTCTAAACTCCTTAAGTGCCAAATTTCGCTCATGCTTATCCATATTACTATGAATACAACAAACTGGAAAATTATCGCGCAACATTCCATTATACAAGTCCTGAACACGTAATACACTATTGCAGTAAATGATACACTGACTATAGGTCATTCTGTTAAAAATATCCTTTAATGTATCATACTTGTGATGATCATCATCTAAAGCCACATAATACTGTTTAATACCTTCCAATGTTAATTGCTCTGCCTTAACCGAAATAGTTACAGGATTACGCATAAATTTTTCAGTAACTTGAAACATTTCATTAGGCATTGTAGCACTAAAAAGAGCAATTTGAATATCTGAATTTAAATACTGAAAAATATTATAGATTTGATCCTTAAAACCAGATGATAACATTTCATCAGCCTCATCTAATACCATTATTCTAAGTTTTTTGGCTTGGATATGGCGGCGACGTATCATATCAAAAACTCTTCCAGGAGTTCCAACAATAATATGTGGCGGGTTTTTCTTCATATCTGCAACATCATCATCAATTGATGATCCTCCTACAATAGTCTTAATACGAAGTCCAGTCATTAAAGAACCTAAACTAGCAACAACACCACTAATTTGTGTAGTCAACTCGTGTGTAGGGCTCATAATAAGTGCCTGAGGATAATTATCCTTTAATGAAATTCTGTGTAAAACGCCAATCGAAAATGTAGCAGTTTTGCCAGTACCTGATTGTGCCTGTGCTAGAATATCTCTCTTCATCATAATTGGCTTAATTGCCTTCATCTGAATTGGACTTGGTTGCTCAAATCCATAAGCATAAATACCTCGCAATAAATCAGCATTAATATCTAATGTATCCCAAGATGTAAATGTATAATCAATTTCATCAGTTTTCTTTGTTACTATCTCTTCCTCACCCTTTATTTCCTTCTCACCCATTATATCCTTCTCATCCTTTACCCCACCCCCTCCGATCGCATCATTGTTTACTTTGTTAAAAGACATATTATGATATATTATAATGCCTTGGTTTTAAGTGTATTTTATTTATATTATTATAAATTAGAAATAATAATGTAATTAATAATATGAAAAAAATTGATATAAATAGTAGATTATATAATTAAAGTAAGATACAAAAAAATGACTACGACTGTTGCCAATAACACAATGAAATATAATCTTCAGAAGTTCAAGGAAACTAAATTTTATGGTTTTGAATTTGTAATTCCAGAGGACACTGTTACAATTATTAATTATTTAACTGGTGAAATAGGATCTAGTGCTTTTATTACTAATCCAGTTTTTCAGAAAAATGAACACTTACATGGCGAAACTATGTTTACTTCTAATAAAGGTAGAGGTAGAAATAAAAAGAACTCTAAGTTTTCGGAATCTAATAATGAAGATTGGGAGCAATTACGTTCATTTCATTCTACTACTATTAAACAATCATCTGGAATTGATGGACATATTGACAATTTACGTTCAAATCTAAATAAACTAACTGATAAGACATATCAAGATATTCGAACTAAGATTTTTGATATATTAGATACTATTGTAAATTCATCAGATTTTAATGAGACTACATGGACCCAGGTAAGTACTGTTATATTTGATATTGCATCTACAAATAAATTCTTTTCAAAAATATATGCTGATTTATATGCAGAGTTAGTAAAGAAATATGACTGGATGAATGCTGTTTTCAATATGAATTTTAATAAATTTGCTGAAAAGTTTGAGGAAATTCAGTATGTTGATCCTGATGTAAATTATGACGGGTTTTGCGATAATAATAAGATTAATGAGAAGCGTAGAGCTAATTCACAATTTATTGTAAATTTGGCACTAAATGGATTTATTAGTAATTTATCTGTAGCTCGTATTCTTAGACAATTATTAGATACGATTATGAATACAATTAATCGTAGTGATAAGAAAAATGAAGTAGACGAAATGACGGAAAATGTTGCCATCTTGTTTAACAAAGAAATTATTGATAAAGCTGAAGATGATAGTGATTATGAGGAGGATGAATTAGAAATTAGTGGAAATACAATTGTAGATACAATTACAATATTAGCTAAGAGCAAGACTAAGGATCATAAAAGTTTGTCACAAAAGGCAATCTTTAAATATATGGATCTAGTTGAAATGTAAAGTAAAAATTAAAAATTATTAATAAATTAATATAGATATATTTTAATAAATAATATAAATAATGTCAGATACAAATACAGATATAAATAATCAAAATATTTCTTTTTTACTAGAAGAAAAGGAAGACAATAATAAGGATCATATAGATATGAATAATATTAATAACTTTATTGAATTATTTGAAGATGAACCCGATTATGAAGTAAATTCAAATGAAATGAATGAGCTACAAGAAATGGTTTATACAATGTATACAGTAAAAGAATTATTAAAAATATGCGTATATTATGAAATTGATAAACATATAAAAGCCGCCAAATATAAAAAGGCTGATATAATATCATCCATTGTTTTTTTTGAGGCTCAGCCTGAAAATATGAATATAGTATATAAGCGAAAAACATATTGGTCATATATGGATGAATTAATGTCTGATCCAAAAATGAAAAAGTATGTAGTATGGTCTTAGAATATAAAAATAAAAAAAAATAATTTAATATTAAATTAAATAACATAATAAAAATTGATTTAATATTAAAGTAATAATTATATTATATAACAGTAAATATAAATAATGTCTTCTATGTCAAAAGTTGAATTAATAAATAAATGCAAGGAGCTAGGTATCAAAAATTATAGTTCTAAAAATAAGGCACAACTACAAGAACTTATAAATACAAATCAAATTTTATTAGTAACATCTAATATTGATAATGTAGAAAATACAATTATAAAAACTGAAAATAATGTTAAAAAAGATACAAATGAAAAGAATAAAGAAAGGAAAGAACAGAGTAAAAAGAAGATGACAAAAGGATTAAAACCAATTATTAAATGGAGTGGTGGAAAAAGCGATGAAATTCATTTATTTGAAAAATATATACCAACAGAATATAATACTTACTTGGAGCCATTTATTGGTGGCGGTTCGTTATACTTCTATTTATCACCAGAAAAAGCTGTGATTAGCGATGTTCATGAAGAATTAATTGATCTATACACATGTATTGGTGATGGAAAAATGGATGACATATATGATTTTATGGAAAATAATCCAAATAATGAAGAAACTTATTATAAAATTAGAGATACAATGACTATTAATAATAAACTTGATAATGCAAAACGTTTCTATTATCAGCGCAAAACTTGTTTTAGAGGTATGTTACGATACAATAAAAATGGTAAATTTAATATACCATTTGGAAAATATGCGACTATTAATTATAATGATCTAAAAAATAAAGAATATGAAAAATTATTAGCAAGAACTAATGTACAAAATAAAGGTTTTGAATATGTATTTGAAAATTATAATAATGAAAATAATTTTATGTTTTTAGATCCACCATATGACAGTGAATTTACTGACTACGGATATTGTCAGTTTGGAAAAGAAGAGCAAAAAAAATTAGCTAAATTATTTAAAGAAACTAAAATTAAATGTTTAATGGTTATTGGTAAGACAAAATTTATTGAGGAATTATATAAAGATTATATTGTAGATGAATATGATAAGAAATACAAATTTAAATTATATGCTGGTCGTGTTGGTGATGAAATAAATACAAAGCACTTGGTTATTAAGAATTATTAATTATTAATTAAATATCTGATTTCCAGATTAATTTATCAAAATGTGTTCTAATTTTTTCTCCTAGCTCTCTGAAATACTGATAAAAGTCGCCTTCCGACCATTCAAAATCAATATGCTGTAAAAACTCCTGCATATGATCTATTTTAATTCCTGAATTTTCAAATGCTTTAATATTAGATAATCCTGCTGTTAAAATTCCTCTATTATAAACACTCCAATTTAATACACCACAGTTAATTACATAATCAGGATATGTTGTCTTTAGAGACTGCTCTATTTCTTTACACTTATTTACAGTAGCTGGTAATTTTTCAGTATCTAGCTCTATATTTCCTTTTAGTTCGCGGTAATATACTATTTTCTTAGTTTTGTTGATCCATATTAAGTCGACATCTTTGTTTTTATCATTGATTTGTTGAACTCCACATTTTAATAATTCAATATTTTCATTACATCCAATAAGTTCTTTTGCTAAGACTTCACCATATCTTCCAAATTTTATATTAATAGATTGTTCACTAGGTTTTGCTCCATAAAGTAGATGAGTAATTGACCCTGGTTTAGTTCGCGTAAATTCAGATTGTAATAATTTATCAACCCATGCTCTGCCTTGGGTCTTAACTGTAACTAATTGAGTATGAGTAGAGGTAGACATTTTGTTTAGTAATATTGTTATCGTTGTTTGCTATTTTTAATTCTAATACTTTTTGTTACTCGTGAAAAAAATTTTTCAATTTTTTTGATTAATTAATAAAATTTAAAATTCTATAAAATTATAATATATATTTAACGAGCCTGGATCTGACTAAGTTTCCAGGCTTTATTAGCTGCTTCTTCTAATTCATTTAGTCCAGTATATATAGGAGCGCCTCCATTACGATTTACTTTTTGATGTACATATTTATGTCTATTTAATATTTTAAAATCATGCTTAAATATTTTTTCAGGAGTTCCTAATTCTGCTTCAAGTTTCTTACGTGCAAGCTCTTTTTGTCTAATTTCCTCAGCCTCTTTTTCTTCTTTTGCTTTTCTTTCAGCTGCCTTAAGAGCTTTTTGTTCATCTTTGTAAAGCTGGTTTAGTCTTGCTGTTTCTGCGTTCTCTGCTAAAATTTTTGCTCTTTTTTCATCGGCAATAGCCTTTTTCTGTGCTTCTAATGCTTCTTTTTCTTCTTTGGCTCTTTGTTGTTCAGGTGTTAAAATATTAATTTCAGGATTAGTGGTGGGAATAACAATATCATCCCATTCATCATATTCATTATCATTCATATTACTAGTCATTTTCAATATTTTTAAAAGTGTTACAATTTATAATACTTAATACATTCTGTGATTTTATGAAAAAAAATTTCAATTTTTTTGAAAACTTATAAAAAATGAAAAATGAAAAAATGAAAAAATGAAAAAAATATAATCAAAAAATAAAATATTAAATCTAAATTACTTATATACAATAACAAATGGTTGTATCTAAAATAGATGAAAGTATAAATTATCCTGAATTAAAAAATGTTGACCCTGCCGATTTAAGTAAAGAAAGCAATTTGTTTCAAATTGGAGTGCCTGAAATGGATATGGATATTATTATTGCAATCGGGTCGGCAAAAAATACATTTGCGTCTAAGAATGTGACATATTTTCCAATTTATTTAGTAAAACATAATAACAAAGTTATACAGATTGGAGTTTATGAAATATCATCTACAAATATGATGGACTATATGGATGAAGAAGGTGAGTTAGATGTTGAAAGACTTTCTGATCCATTGCTTTATACATTTGCGACTAGAGAATTTATTAATAAAATTAGATTAGTACCTGAAAGTGAAGAATTAGAAAAGAAACAAAGGTCTAAAACTAAGGATTTATTTACAGATAATAAGGAAGTAAAGAAAGAAAAAGAAGGAAAAGAGGCTGAGGAAATTAGACAAAAAGAAGAAAAAAAAGAACCTATTACTGAAATTCTTATACCACAAATACGTCGAGATATTTTTATTGCCAGAACAAGTGCCAATATATCGCCACCATTAAAACCAGAAAATGCCAAAGAGGCAGCTGATTTTCGTGATAAATATCATGAAGGTGATAAGGATGTATGGGTTCAAAAATTTATGAAAAACAAGAATTATGGTATTATAGATAATGAGGGATCCGGTGATTGTTTATTTGCTACTGTTCGTGATGCATTCCAAAGTATTGGTCAGGATACTACTGTAGGCAAAATGAGAGATAAAGTATCTAGAGAAGCAAAACAAGAAAATTTTAATATGTATAAGGAACGTTATAATATGTTTGCTAGAGAATTAGCAAATACCAAAGCAGAATCAATAAAATTAAAGAAAATATATGATGAATATAAAGCTAAAATTGTTACTACTATAGATCATAATCAGAGACAAATTTTAACCGCAGCAGCAGCCAAAACATATGAAGAATATATGCGACTAAAAGCTGAGCATAAATATGCTAAAGAAAATATAAATGATGTCTTATTTATGAAGGATATTCACAATTTAGAAGATCTAAGAAAAATAATGAAAACATGTACTTTCTGGGGCGATGACTGGACAATTAATACTTTAGAGCGAATATTAAATATTAAATTTATTATATTATCCAGTTTTATTTATGATAAGGGGCGCGGTGATGTAAATAATGTACTTCAATGTGGTAGTGAAGTAGATCCGATTATTCAATCTCGTGGAACATTTGAACCTGAAATGTATGTAATTATTGATCATACAGGCAGTCATTACAAGCTAATTACCTATAAAAATAAACTAATTTTTACATTTAATGAAATACCATATGATATTAAACGAATGATTGTTGATAAGTGTATGGAACAAAATGCCGGTATATTTTCATATATATCAAATTTTAAAGATTTTAAAATATTATTAAAAGGCAATCCAATTGAGAAACCTACGTTTGATGAGCTAGGAGAAGCAAAAATAATGAATTTATATGATGACAATATTGTATTTGTTATTCATCCTAATGCTTCTGATAAAAGAGCACCAGGAAAGGGTGTCGGGGAGAAAATACCAATTGATGTAGAACAGAAATTTGCCCAATTAGCTAGTATTCCTGATTGGCGCCAAAAATTGGACGCATTTTATGTTCAACCATTTTCACTTGACAACCATAGATGGGCATCTGTAGAACATTATTATCAGGCGTCTAAATTTAAAAATAAAAATCCTGATTTCTATTTGTCTTTTTCTCTAGACTCAGGAACAGAATTATCAAAAGATCCATTTCTAGCTAAGGCTGCTGGTGGTATTACTGGTAAATATAAAGATGACCTTATTCGTCCTAAGACAGTAATAGTAGATCCTGATTTTTTTTTAAAACGGGCTACTAAAGAAATGGATGCTGCAAATACGGCAAAATTCAAGCAAAATTTAGATCTTGCAAAAGCACTTATAGAAACAAAGAATGCTAAACTAGTTTTATATAGACGTGGTAAAGAACCTGAAGCATTAGATAATCTTATGATTTTGCGCGACAAACTGGCAAAAGGTGCTATTTAAAATTATTAGTCGTATACTTATTAGTCGTATACTTATTAGTCGTATACTTATTAGTCGTATACTTAGTATTCGTTATATTTTATATTCTAATAATATTATCGTATTATAATATAAAATAAAAATAATGAAAATTACATATGAAAGTCATAAATTAATGTCATTTTTTGTTGAAAATAATTGTTTAAGACCAATTAAACAAACCAAGGCAACGGATATATTCTTTTCCGAATTTTTTAAAGAAATACTTAGTGCTGCTGAATATATTAATGAACAGAAACAAATATATAAGCAAAAAAAACAACCATTTTATAATCTTAAGGTTACAAGTATTGCCAATGTTAAACAAATACCTAAACCAAAAACATTTAGCACTGATGGGTTTCCAGATAGGGCAAGAAAGACTATTGACAATTATTCATTAACATCATTACATTATGTAATTAAATTATATAATAGAGAATTTAATATTTATTTTATATTGGAAGAGCCCGCTGATATTGTCAAAATAGAGAAATATAATAATTATGTTGACTATATTTTATATTGGTTTTATATTGTAAATAAGCATGCTTCGGCATCATGTACTAACAAATTGTCTATATTTATTTATCATACATATTTAACTAAGAGTTTACCTAGTTCTAATATTGAAATTCTTGATGAAGATAATGTAAATACTGGATTTACACGAACTTGTCAAAAAAATGGTGAAATTGTAGTATATCGCCTAGAGGAATGGTTTAAGGTTCTTATTCATGAGAGTATGCACAATTTTGGTCTAGATTTTTCAGATATGGATAATAATAATTGTCATAACAAAATTCGTTCGTTATTTCCTATTAAGTCTGATGTTAATTTATATGAGGCATATACTGAATTTTGGGCTAGAATAATGAATATTGTATTTTGCAGTTACGCAAATGCCTCTGTAAAAACAGATATAAATGAAATGCTTACAAATGCCGAATTTTTTATTAATTTTGAACGTGTTTTTGCGTTTTATCAGATGGTTAAGGTGTTAGATTTTATGGATATTGAATACATACATTTAATTGAAAAGACACCTTATTCAGATACACTTAGAAAGACATTTTATAAGGAAAATACAAATGTATTGTCATATTATATTTTAGCATTATTACTTTTGAATAATTACCAGGATTTTTTTATTTGGTGTAAAGCACATAATTCTTCTATGCTTCAATTTAAGAAAACAGTAGATACACAAAATAGTTTTTGTGATTTTATTGCGTCAAAATATAAAAAGGCTGAGTTTTTATATAGTATTGATTGCAGTATGAAGTTGTTAGATAATATTAATAAAATAAACTATTCTATAAATAAAAAAGGATCTAAAAAGAAAAAACAGTCTTTAAATGAAACTGATTATATTAGTTTTTTATTGAATAATTTACGAATGACAATATGTGAACTTGGATAGATAAATAATATAATAATAATATAATCTTATTATATTATAATACACGTATGTCATCACAGCCTTTATTTGAAGAAGAAAAAGAAGAAGGACTTGGACAAACAGTTTCTAGAGCTATAACAACTGGAACTAATCTAACACCAAAACAAATTCAAGATGTCCTTAATAGATTTGAAACCAACTTGACAACTTATTTATCTGAAAGTGCTTCAGTGCCTATTCTTGATGATGATGTCTTAGAAGTAAAGGTAGATTTAAAAGAAGAAAAAGAAAAATCAACAAATTTATTAATACGCTACAAAATAGGACGTTTTAATCCTCCACACAAGGGACATATAGAATTATTTGTAAAAAATATAAAAGATATGGAGGCAGCAAAAATGGCGAACCCTACTTTACAAACTAAAGTTGTTATTTTTGCTGGAAATGGCGCCAAATCAGAACCTAGATCAAAAAATCCACTAGATTTTGAAACAAAAAAGACTGTTATATTATATTTACTTCGTCAAGCATTAGGTCTTAGTCCTGATACTAATATTGATAATATTGTTGAAATACGTCAAAAGGACTATAAGGATACTACTGGCACAAATATTACTCCTGTTAGTCAACTTGGCGAAGTTGCTGGTTCTCAATTAGTAGGCAATCCATTTTTATCAAATGTTGGTACACAATTAGCTGTTAGTACTAAGGATGATGATGCTAAGAAATTGGGATTTATGAATAAAGCATTAAGCGATGAATTTAGTAGTAAATATCCTGGTCTAAAATTTAGTTCTGAAATTGTTGCTATGGACCCAGTAAAAGTAGAAGGTGGTGGTGGTCTACCTGTAGAACAATCAGCTACAAAAATAAGAGAAATTGCTAAGTCTTCAAACTCAGTAGAAGAATTTAATGCTAATGTACAGAAAGAAACTGGACTTGACTATGGAACTATGGCATCTATTGTATTTAATGCAATTAAAGCATCACTAAATGATGTAACTGCTCCACCTCAAACAAAAAAAAACAAAACAATAGGTGGTAGACATAATAAAAGTAAAAAAAATAAGAAAACAAAAAATAAGAAAACAAAAACTAGAAGGCTAAAAAATAGAAAAACTAGCAAATATAAAAAGCATTAATATTTGTTAGTATATTTGTAATTTTATAGTATATTATATAGTATATTATATATTATCTTTCTTTATAGTTCCTCTGTGAGACCAACAATATATGCTATCTTTATAACAAGTACTAATACATTTTGAACCATCTTTTTTAAATCCAGTACAGGTATATTTAAAGTGCCCTTGACCTATATGTTTTTTATTTTGACGCCATGCTTCACTTGCTTCATCAAAGTCTATATCAATATTATATAAACTGTTATTATATTTAGTTTTACTTTGGCTTCTTGTCTCCATTTTGTTAGTTTATATGTAATTTATATGTAGTTTTATATAAAATCAATTTTTTATATTTATATTTATATTTATATTTATATAATATAAATATAATGTTACTTGGAGTTAAAAGACCACTAACTTTATCATTAACATCTATAGAAGATAATAAAAAACCACTAACTATTATTGAAAATCTTAGAAATAAATTTAATGATCTTAATAGTCAAATAAAAAATTTTCAAATACAAAATAATATGTCACAAATAGCTAATAATTGTTTAAATAAATTTAATACTGAACCTATATATAACTGTAATTCTGATATTAAAAGTGAATTAAAAACTAGTCGTACTTCAGTATCTAATAATTTTTTTATTGGCGATAATTATTATAAAGCAACTATAAGTGGTATTTATGTTTATTCTTGTGATAATATTGTTTATAAACAAATAAGATTTCTTATTAATGATACTAATTGTTTTTTTAAAATTATTTTAGAAATTTGTCTACAAATATATGCATCTTCCTTAAATTGTGGGTTAAAAATACCAAAAATTATGGATTACTCTTTATCTAGAGATATAAAAGATGGTGAAGAAACAGATTTTCTATTATGTCAAATTAAAATGGAAAAAATAGATATTATTGATATTAAAAATGAAGAAAATAAACAGAAAATTTTAGACAACTATGAATATTTTTTGACAACAATTAAAAATGGATTAGACTGTTTTGAAAAAAATGGGTTATATCATAATGATACGCATGTAGATAATATTGGATTTTATAATGATATACATGTAGATAATATTGGTATTGGCATTGTATTAATGGATTTTGGTAAGGCTACACTAACAAATAATAATCGTTATCAGTCACCATCTGGATTTTATAAAGAAATAGATACCAAAGAAAAATTTCAAAAATGGCTTTCTCATGAAATTCAACCAAATATAGGTCTTACATTTTATGGTGGAAAAAAGAAGAAAAATATAAAAAAAATAATAAAAATAAAAACAAGGTTAAGACATAAAAATAAATCCAAGAGAAAACTTACTAAAAAACGTAGTTATAAATTAAAATTGATTTAATAAACTATTTAATAATTTATTATATGTTATTATAAACAAATATAATTTAAAAATGGGTATCAGATATTTAAATAAATATTTAAGGACCAAATGTCCAAACTCTATCCAAGTAATGAATATGGCTGATATTAATGGAAAAAAAATAGCGGTTGATATAAGTATTTATTTATATAAATATGAAGCCGATAATATTTTATTAGAAAATATGTATTTAATGTTATCTATATTTAGATATTATAATGTTATGCCTATTTTCATATTTGACGGTAAGCCGCCTCCGGAAAAAAAAGAATTATTAGTTAAACGCAAAGAAGACAAAAAAGAGGCACAAAAAGAATATAATGTTCTTAAGAAAACCTTGGAAAATAATAATGACTTTGATGAAACAGAGAAACAGGATATTATAAATACAATGGATCAATTAAAGAAACAATTTGTAAATGTTAGTAAGGATAAAATAGAAAAAGTTAAATCGTTAATTAGGGCTTATGGTGCGACATATTATGATGCACCAGGAGAAGCAGATGAATTATGTGCTATGTTAGTATTAAAAAAGATTGTTTGGGCGTGTCTATCTGAAGATATGGATATGTTTGTATATGGTTGTTCAAGAGTAATTCGATATTTTAGTCTAATAAATCATAGTTTTGTATTATATTCAATGAAACATATTTTAGATGAGCTTGTTATGACACAAAATGAATTTAGAGATATTTGTATATTGTCAGGCACTGATTATAATATACACGCAAATACAAGAAATATAAAGTCAAAAAATAGAAATCAAGATATTACTTTATATGATACGTTAAAATTATTTCAAAAATATAAGGATGATCATTACAATAATAAAGAAACATTTTACAAATGGCTACAAAATAATACTGAATGTATTTCTGACATTGAATTACTAGAAAAAATTAATAAAATGTTTGACTTATCACAACATCACTGTAATATAGAAAATTTTAAATATATTAAAATTATGAATGGGCCAGTTAATAATAATTGTTTGCAGGAAATAATGCGCGAAGAAGGGTTTATATTTGTTAGTTAAAATAATTATATAAAAATATCTTATTATATAATTATAAAAAATGCTTGACCTATATAATAACAAATATAGTCGTAAAATACTAAAAGAATATATTTATGCTGTAGCTATGATTGATATATTAAAAACACAGACACTTGATTGTAGTTTTTGTGTTAGATACATATTAAATAATAATTACCATTTTTTATCTCAAGATGATAATATTACTATTAATGATGTTATAAAATATCAGCCTCATATTACTAGAAATGAATTACTTATTGGGCTAGCAAATTATAGTCCAGATGATGATAGTGTTGAAGATTTTGAGAGTTTTGCATTAAGACATAATAATTAGATAGCTTAGTTATCTTTTATATCAGTCTCTTCATCATTAGTCTCTTCATTATCACTCTCTCCATCATTAGTCTCTTCATCATCACTCTCTTCATCATCACTCTCTTCATCATCACTATCAGGTGGGTTACATTCATTACAAGGATTGTCACAACGTCTACAATCACCGCAATACCATTTTTCACACTCACCACAAGGCCAGCCGTCTGACCCCCGATTTACATCTACTCTGCAACTATAACAGTGTCCATAACAACCGCAATCAATCTCATTATTTATACATTCATAACACATATTATAACTACAATCACAACATACAGCAAACTCAACACAATCTCTACATCCTCTATCTTCACAAGCATGACATTTAAGAGTACATTTTTTACAGAATAAATGTTTTATTTTTCCATCCCAACTATCTAGTGATACTTCATCAACTTCACTAGTATCTGCTTCATTTGTATCTGCTTCATTTGTATCTGCTTCATTTGTATCTGCTTCATTTGTATCTGATTCGCTTGTATCATCATCATTTATGTTGCACAATTTACAACGAATTGCTTTTTCTAAAGGATGGATAGTTTTACAAGATTTACAAATGAATGTAGTTTTTACTTCTTTAACTTTTTCCGTTTCCAGAGATGTATTTGGTGTTGATGGTTCTACAAATTCTGTCATTTTATATTTATAATAAATAAAATGTGTTTATATTATATTTTATAAAACAAAAATATAATATAAAAATGGGTTTTATTTACAAAATAGTAGTTTCTGTATAGAAATATTTTATAGTTATAATATATAGTTAATTATAAAATGTCTTTAAGCGATGCAGAAAAAGAAGAAGAAGAGTTGACTGCATCAATTAGTAAGTCAATGACTATAGATAAATTAAAAGAAATTTTTAAAAATGAAAATATTGATATTTCAGGTGTAAAAAAGAAGGCAGACTATGTTAGACTTTATATTTCAAATGGATTACATAATAGAGAAAAGCAAAAAGAAGCAACCCTAGTAAAAGCAAAAGCAGAGAGCAAGGCAGGAGAAGGACAAGCCAAAGAAGAACTAATTATGTCATTATTGATAAGTGCACACGGAGAAGAAAGTTACGAATGGCCTCCATATATGCCAATTGCTAAATTTTATAGAGACAATGTCAGGGTTTATAGTCGTGCTTGTGTTCCTGGAGTACTTTCATTAAGGAACCGACGTCATGTTCGACAATCAATAGACGAAACATTTACAATATTTAAAAATAACCCTGAAAGATCTACTCAAGAAATTATGGCAGAATATACAGGTGTAGATAGAGACCATTATAGAAATTTTTTAGACAGTCTTACTAATTGTGATCCTAGTCGGTCTGCGATTAAAAATAAAGAAAGATGCGGAGGACTTATTACTTATTTGTCTCAAAAAGAATTTGATTTTACAGAACCAATTAGTTCAAAACCAGTTTTTGAAACAGATTATAATTGGGAGCAATTTTTGGCATCAAGAGGGATAAATGTATCCGATATTCGGTTAAAAGTAACGGCATCAGATGGGTCTGTTACGTACAGAAATATATTTAATCCATATGAAGATATGGAAAATTATTATCGTTCTATTGATAATGGTGACCTAGAACATGATTCACCTAATAATATTACAAAATTTAACCTTATTTATAGACACGGAATTGAGTTTATTCTGAAAGATGTTTTACACAAAGAAGAATTAATTGCTCCTGCTCTAGAAATTTTTAGATTTAAAGAAGGTGAAACCAAGAGACCAGAATTGAGTTTGGACCAATTATACAGGTTTTTTAAATTGGTTGGAATTAAATACGTAAATATAATAGATCACTCGTGTCGTGCTTTTAGTCCTTATAGTAATTTAACTGAAGAGGATGCTCAGAGACTTTTTGAAAAAGAACAACATTATTCGGTGAAACCGGTGGCTTTTGGTAAGCGTAGCGATGGCAAACGCACTAGAAGACGTACCAACCGTAAAAATAAATATAGCAGAAAAATGGAAAATGCAGCCAAAGGAAATAAATGAACAATTCAAACTGAAGAAACTAAGACAAAAATAAAACAAATAGTAACTACATATTTTAATAGGAACTAAAGTATTTCAATATAGTATAAATAATGAGCTAATTCACAAATATGATAGCATAAATGAAGCTTCAAGACAAACTGGCATTTCTAAATCTACAATTGGAAAGGCAATTGGATAAAATACATATCTTGCTAGAAATTTTATATGAAAAGAATATAATAATATCTATTTTTAATAGACATTATTAATTTAATATTTTACTATGAGTGGGGTTTGAACCCACGCAGTGATATCACTAGCAGATCTTAAGCCTGCCGCCTTGGACCGCTCGGCCATCATAGCATAATTATTATTTATTTAATTAAATTAATACTTTTTATTTTTTTAATTAGTCGCTAATTCTTTAACAGTCGCTAACGCTTTAAGCAACAACTGCAGCCTTGGGGAAGTGAGGGCTCATGAACTTCTGGAGGTTGAAGTAGGTGAGCTCATCACCCTTCTTGAGCTTCAAGAGAGCCTGGAGCTTGCTATCGGGGTTGATCTTGCGACCATTCTCCTTATCCTGGAGACTGTTAGATCTGATGTAAAGATTGAGCTGCTTGGTAACATCAGTTCTAGCCATCTCAGTACCAGCGGGCTTCTCAAGGAACTTGGCAAGCTCATCGGAAATTCTGGTGGGCTTAACAAATCCAGAGGGAGCACGGTTGCCAGACTTTCTCTTCTTCTTGGAAGAGACCTTCTCGGCAGCCTTGAGCTCCTTAGACCACTGCTTCTCCATAGTCTTGAAATCAGACTTAAGAGTAGCAATCATACTGCTGAGCTGGTTGAGCTTAGCAGAAAACTCAGCAGACTTAGCGGCAATGGCAGCCTCAACAACGGCAACCTCGGGGGCAGCAGGGGCGGCCTCAACCTTGACCTCAACGGCGGGGGCAGCGGGAGCAACCTCAACCTTGGGCTCGGCAACCTTCTTGGCGGCCTTAGCCTTGGGAGCCTTAGCCTCAACGGCAACAGCAGCGGGAGCGACAGTCTCAACGACTTCAGTAGAGTTCTTCTTAACCTGTTTGGGCATCTTATTATACTATACTACAGTGATATCTTTTTAAGTAGTTTAACGCATAATATATATTATTTAAAATATATTATGATTGAAATTGGTCTAAATATAAATTATAAAAATGAATTTCCTAAATATATTATTTTTTTAAAGTTTTTTAAAGATTTTTTAAAGATTTTTTAAAGAATTTTAAAAGAATTTTATTAAGATTATGTTTATTAGTTAATAATTAGTGAAGAGCTTGATAAAGCCATGGCAAAGCATTGGCCGCTTCACTGCTTACTGTTGTTAGTGATCCTAATACATAATAAGTTCCTAAACATTTACTATCATTATCAACACCAGTTAATACAAGTTTTTCTAAAATATTTAATATATATTTTCTGACATCATCTAAATCTGTTGTTGTTTGCAAATATTGTATATTTATTATTTGAGGAAATGGTCTGCCAATTGGTGGGCAAATTTTCTGTTTAACTTCATTTGTTAAATGAGCTCTATATGTCCAAATATCTAAAAGTTCTCTTAGCATTTTAATTAATTGTAGTCTATTTAAATCCATAAACCATTTTGGGTTTGAATAATTACCAAGAGCATCAATATTTTGAAAAAGCGATACAGTTCTTAATTCAACATTTTTTGCCTTAGATAATTCACTACTAATATCTTGGATTTCTATACATACAGGTATTTTCAAAAGCTTACTAAGACGGATTAATGTATTAAATTCACTAACTGTTTTATCTGAAATTGGTAAACGATTATAAGGATTTCTTAGTTGCCCATTTGATTTTGAAATTAAATTATGAAATGATACTAAATCAAACCCATAAATAAAACCATCCACATCTTTAAAACTGAAAAACTGGATTTCTGGTAATTCATTTAGTTCATCCATAGTATAAAAATCAGTATCATTTGTACATAAACGCCGATTATCAACTGCAGGTCCGCGAAATTTTCTGTATTGTCTCTGAATAAAACCTCTATATATTTTTTGAATTTTAATAGAATTAAATGACAAAAATAAAAATGAGTAAATTCTTGAAACAAGTTGCTGTTTTGTCCCACTAACTTTTAATTTATAATGTTTTGTCAAATACTTTAATTCGGCTGCGTTGTAATTTTCAGATAAAATCATTTGATATTCTCCAAATTTTGGCACATATTGCGTGTCATTATTTTTATTATTTTTATTATTTTTATTATTTTTATTATTTTCAGTATTTTCAGTATTTTCAGTATTTTCATTTATTTTGTTAGTTTTTGTTCGTTTTGAAACAGATTTGTTAGTTGTATTTGTTTTTAAGACATCATTTTTAGTTGCATTTAAATAACATTTATCACTTATAACATTTATATATTCAGGATCTAACATTAGTTAATATATTATATATAAATAATTCTTTTTGTATCCTTTTCAAATTATTTGTTTTTTTTTACAGCATATTTTTTAAGTTTTTGTATGTTTTTTGTGTATTTTGCTGCTAAAATGTGCTGTAAAATAAGTTTTTAAATTATATTTTATACATTCAAAAAAAATTGATTTAAAGACAACCTGTGTAGATATAGTATAAATACAAACAAAATGGCTGACGCAATCATTGACGGAACTAATATCGATATTAATGCTTTCTCTTACTCTGCTCCTAAGGCGCATGAGTCTGGTGGAAAGGTTGTGAATGTATATAATAAATATTTTAAGGAATCGCTTACGATTTCTACTCCTCTTATTTTGACTTGGGGTGCCCAGGAGGGTGTTGATCAGGCTAAGAAGCCTACTGGTAAGTATACTATGAGTTTACAGTTTCCTAATGCTGACTTTCCTAATGCTGACTGTGAGGCGTTCTTGAAGAATATGCGTGCTTTGGAGGCTAAGATTAAGGCTGATGGTTTGGCTAATTCTAAGGAATGGTTTGGTAAGGTTATTACTAATCCTGAGATTATTGATGAGAAGTTTAATGTGATGCTTAGACATCCTAAGTTTAAGGGAACTGAGGAGCCTGATACTAGTAAGGCACCTACTCTTACTGTTAAGGTTCCTTGCTGGAAGGGTGTTTGGAAATCTGAGATTTATGATGAGGAGGGTGAGCCTCTATATGTTGCTGGTAAGACTAGTGGACTATTGTCTCCTTTGGATTTCTTGAAGCCTAAGACCCATGTTATTTGCTTGTTGCAGTGCGGTGGTATTTGGTTTGTTAATGGCAAGTTTTCGATTACTTGGAATTTGAAGCAGGCTATTGTTCAGAAGCCTAAGGCATCAATGGAGGGACAATGCTTTATTAAGTTGAAGACTGCTGATAAGGAGAAGTTGAAGGCATTGCCTCCTGTTGAGCATGATGATATTGACCCTGAGGGCGGTGGAGTAGCTACTGTTGTTGATGACTCGGATGATGATACTCCTGCTCCTACTCCTGCTCCTGTTGCTAAGGTTGAGGAGAAGCCTGTTGCTAAGGTTGAGGAGCCTGTTAAGGCCGAAGAGCCTGTTAAGAAGAAGATTGTCAGAAAGAAGACTGACGCGTAAATTTATAAATAATTTAAAAATATATAATTTGTATAATTTAACTTTATAATTTAACTCAATTAATTAAAAATAAAATATAATAATCTTAAATGATTATTATATTTTTTCTTTATTTATATTATAATGGCATTTCCTAGAAATATTAACCAGTTGTGTACACCTTCATTTGTGTATTTTATCCTATCAGTTGTAGGTATAATTATTACTATTTTTCAAAATATGGGACATACAAATATATATTGTTTAGGCAGTTTAACTTGTAATGTTCCAAGCACTATTATGATTTTTATTATTAAAGTCGTATACATATTATTTTGGACTTGGATACTTAATTTAATGTGCAAAGATGGCTATACCAATATTGCCTGGTTTTTAGTTTTATTACCTTTTGTTTTATTATTCTGGATTGTTGGAATGGTTGCAATCAACCAAATGAAAAATAAAAAGGAGCATATGATGAACGCTCCTGGTGGTAATCCTCACCCAGGCCAAGAGGGTATATTACAACCTAGTATGGATGCTTTTTCTCTTATAGAGGGACATGGACGCAGACCTCCCAAAAAGTGGCTAAGACGTATTTAAAATAATTAATTTATAAAAATACTTTTTTATATTTTTGTTTATTTCTTGTTTTTCTATATTTTTTTCTATATTTTTTTGTTTTTTTACCACCTTTTTGTTTATTTATAGGACTATTATTAATAATAACCGGTAGTTCATCTATATAATATAGTTGATCAGTTTCATTTACTCGTTGACTTATATTTTCAGAATTTTCAAACCATATCCAATAATGTCTATAGTTGTCTCTTAAATTACTTCGATATGTATCTATAAATTCAATACTTCTGAACCTTCCTAAAGGTTCTAAAATATTATCTATAGGCGGAGGACCACAATTAACACATGCAGCAGGAGTGATTTGATTTGGTCCTCCTCTTCTAACATAGTAATATTTATCTCTATTTTCTGGTGCATTTAAAAATATCCATCTTGGATCCTCTACATGAGAAAATACATCTGTCTCTAAATTTTTTTTAAAATTATCAGTTATTTTTAAATGATTTGGAACAGGTTTTAATCTATCTGTCATTATAAAATATTATGATATTTAATAAAATATTATGATATAATACTTTTTATTAAGTAAAAGTAATATTTATAATAATATCATTCTTAAAACTAACATTATATACATCATTTTCTATAATCTTAGATATTCCTTTTCCTTTTAATATATATGTTTGTTCCTTTTTTATAAATAATTTGTTTACAGGAAATCTAATATGTTGTTTACCAATTTGTATTGATAAATAATATAGATCTGAAAATATCATCTCTTTATCAAACTGAACTAACAAATTATAATATATATTATTATTTTCATCAATAGTTATATTTTCTGGTAATTCTGCATTACATAATACAATTATATCATTACCTGATGGGTCTTCAAAATATAGCTCATTATGCCATAATGGAACTAAATATAATTGCCCATCTACATATAATTTATAAATATTGTTGTCCAATATATCATCTATACTTGGATTTAATATATAAACACTATCATTTTTATACTTCTCTTTTATTAATGAACTAACAAAATCCAATGTTTCTGAATTAATATGTAATATATTTTTATATTTACAGAGAAAATTATATAACTCAATCGATTTATCTTTATCAAGATCCTCAATAAGCTTCAATGAAATTACCTTTGTACCATTTATTACAATGTCTTTTATAATATTAACTAACAAATCAGAGACAATTTTTGAATTCATTTGTAGCATACTTGTCAAAAACATTGATAATAATGATGTATACATCTTATCATTTGTATTATCATTTGTATCATTTGTATCATTTGTATTATAATCTTTATTTTTATCATCTGTTGTATCAAATGAACTAACAAATGTTGACAAATAAGAATATGCTTCACTAATTCTTTGAAACTTCTTTGTTGCATCCTTTGTATTTCCATTTTTATCTGGATGGAAACGCAATGCCATCTTATGATATTTACGTTTTATATATATATTTGTTAGTTCATTGTATGAAATATTTGGTTCTATATCTAACAATTCAAATGCTAGATGTGTATTCATTTTTTCTTCTTCTTGATTTGGTTTATTAAAATTATTAGACTTTGTATCCATGTATTACACTTGTTAAATAAAATAAATAACTCTCTAAGTGATAAATTGGTCTATAGTTATTGTTATAATATTTCAGAAATATATATGTTTTTAATAATAAATTTGAAAAATGCTCCTTTACCAAATTTTTTTCCTGTATTAGTCTCGACAAAATATACCATATACAGTCTGTTATATCTAAATTATATATAAATATATCATATAATAAATCTCTAAATTTTAAGAACTTAAGATCATCTATATTTATCATCTCAAATAAAATTTTATCACACATTATTTTATAAGGATACATTAGTTCATTTACATTCACATGCAATGCTTTAATGTTTGTAATATTTTCTACCTTCATATCTGAAGGCAAAATTTCCTTGATAAATTTAGTATATGACGCCTTTGTAGGACGCGAAACGTTGATTATTTCGCAACAATTTAAAATACTATCCGGAATAAAACTAATTTCCTCGGAAATCAATATAAATTTTATATTAATAGCTGATGAATTATTTTCTTGCATATAACTGTAAAAATTCTCTAATAATTCGCTGTGAATGTTATGAAATTCTTTACATACAATTATACCTGATTTGTCTGTTTTTGCTGAAATAATATCTACAATTTGCTGATAAATATCGTGCCATAAAAGTTTACTATTACAGCCTAATAGTGACATATCAATTTCATAATGTATATCACTAATTTTGAAAAAATACGTTTGCTTATTAAATACAAGACTAAGTTTTTTTTCATATTTTAAATCGGATGGGCTATATTTTTTAATTGCATATAATACTTGACTATATTTACCAACACCACTAGGACCATAAAATATTATATTTCCTAATTTATCTAATAATTTTGGAAACCTTGAATATATTTTTGTTAGTTTACTATGTAAATTATTTTCTTCAACTTTATTTATATATTCTTCAAAATGGGTTTCTAGAAACTTCATAGTTATGTTATTATATTACTATTAAACATTCTTTATTTGATTATTTTACTATTTATTTTATTGTATGAACTAACAAATTTTAATAATTATTTTATTTAATATTTTATTTAATTCTTGTAAAACATTAAATAAAATAGAATAAAAACAAGATTATATAACATTATAAGAAATACTAAAATGAATATTGTAAAGACTATTGATCAATATAATGATGATTTTGTATATTTTTGCGATCCTATTAAAAATAATATTATGAATAATGGAAACTTTATACGTATATTGTATTCAACCCCTATATTTGTTTTAAATGGTATTTATATCTCTATTTTAATCAATCAACTAACAATAGAAAAATATTTTAATAAATATAAATGTTCATTTGATACAGCATCACATATTAGTGTAATTCAACGTATAAAGAGCATTGAAGAAAATATATTGAGAAAAATTAATATTAATGGAAAGTTACCTCAATATAAAATATATGAGCAAATTAGCAGTGGAAATATAAAACTATTTTCGGATAATATTGAAAATATATCTAACAACTTTTTATTAAAAATTGCTGGTATTTGGGAGACGGATTATCATTACGGACTAACTTATAAATTTGTTAGATTGTAGATTGTATTATAGATTGTAGATTATAAATATATAAAAGCATTTAACGGTCGAGATAAACTCTTTAACGGTCGAGATAAACTCTTTAACGGTCGAGATAAACTCTTTAACAATCAGTTGTATAAAATTTCAAAACTATGCCTAAAGTAATTAAGACAATTGCATTTATTGTTCCTAATAACATAAGAATTGTAAATATCTTTTTAGGCACTTCAATATATTTTGACATTGTATAAACTAACATCAATACTTGTCCCAAAATAAGCATTGTAGATATTTTTGAAAATATATAATAATAATCAGAAATCTTCTTACTAACAATATTTTCAAAATATATACTAACAAGAACAATATAGTAAATTACAATAAATAAAAGAAATAAAAATGGTGCCAATGTTATCAAAATACTCATCTTATCTATTATACCAGAATTGAACATTCCTTTAGCCTTTAAAATTAAAATAATTAATATCACGGCACCCATAATTGAATACTCCCCAATTAGTGCCTCTAAACCACTTTGACTTGTTACACCAATAGTACATAATATACTAAATACATCTGCTACTAACACTGCTGTTAGTAAATTGGTTATGTTTGAAACCATTGGATTTGACATTATATAAGTTATATAATTATTATATAATATTTTTTATACACAGTTTTTATACATTTTTAGATTTATCTGTATTCTTATTGTTTATTATATCCTTTAACATATCAATCTCTTGTTGCATACTTTGAACCTTATGAACTAACAAAGGTAGAATTTCTAAATAATTTATAGCTTTTATATCTTGGTTATTAAGAGGATTTGATGTTGGACTAATAATATGATTAATAATTGGAGATGGTTTTATTGTTACTAATTCAGGTAAGTGCTCTTCAAGTTCTTGAGCAATAAATCCATAATGAATTTGTTTAGAATTATCTGATTTAAATGTAAATTGCGATGGCTTTAATTTCATAATTATATCTGATAAATCTGTAGTTATAGTTGAAATATTATCTTTTAATACTAAATCTGATGGATTATTAATAGTACCATCAACATATAAATTTCCAGGAATATAAACATTTTTATATGTAGATGAACTTGGGGTTAGTACTGATTGACTACTATATGTAGATGTTGTCCATAAATTATCTGGTATACCTGGAGTAAAATATCTAGTATTGGTTGTATTATTACCAACTCTTCCATTATAGTTTGTATTTGACATTTTATATTTATAATATATAAAATAATAGTTAAATAATAGTTAAATAATAGTTTATTAAAACTTTATTAATAGTTAAATTTTTATATATTTAAAAACTAATATATAAAAATAAATTCTATTATTTATTATATGAGCAGTTTTAATACATCATCGATACATCCACTAATACCTAATGCTAATCAATATTATCTTGATAAAAAATATGTTTCTATTCATTCAGAAGATAGAGATATATTGAAGTATCCTAGTTCTAGCGAATTTGAAATTGAATTGCCTCAAGATTATTTGAATGTTTATAGTGTTAAATTATATAGTTGGTCATTTCCAGCCAATTATAATGTATTTTCACCTGTAAACTTTAATACTGCAATGAC